GTCATATTCCTAACCTCAACTGTTGTTGTGCGTCATGTATACGTTTTTCTGCTATCTTGAAATACTGTGGGTCAATCTCGCAACCTATAAAATTGCGCCCTGTTTGAACACAGGCGACACCAGTTGTGCCTGATCCCATGAATGGGTCGAAGATGGTATTTCCTGATGATACTTTTACTGTTTCAAAACTCCATTTCATAAGCGACAATGGTTTTTGTGTTGGGTGCTCCCTGCCCGTATCGCTTCGATGACAGGCGTAAACACGCATCGGCATTTCAATATTTGTCCATGCTAACTCAGCCTCTGACAAACTGAACCCGCGCTCTGGTTTTGTCCATATAAGCCATCCGCGTGATGTGGGAAGTTCAAAATAATTCCCGCCCCAGATTACGATTTTGTTGGCTATCCTGAATATCTCATCGAATACCGACTTGCTAGGCTTTACGTCCCAACTGTTACGCTGGGGTGTTGCTAGTCTAGCAACACCCCAGCCGCAAGATGCACCACCTTTCCAAATATCAGCTATACCATACGGTGGATCGGTTATCACCGCATCCACGCTCTTATCCGGCATGGTTCGCATATATTCCAAACAATCGCCGCAATGTAACTCTACGGTCATAAGAATTTCAGCTCCGGGGCAGGTATAACCCAAATGCCTTTATACCAGCTCTCCTTGCGCATTATTTGCTCAGCATAATTCCAGGCTAGAATTAAACAATAGTCTGCCAATGCCATCGTCGCATCAGGAAGCACAACAGGAATATGAACACCCGGCATGCACTTGCCCGCGCGCAAGGGGCTTTCGTCGACGATTGCCTCAATATAATCCAAGTTGGAATTGTTCAGCCACATCGTCGCTCTACCTGATGCCCCATACGCCCAAATGCGATTCGCCCACTCTAATTCGTGTAATACTTCCCTCGTCACTTTTATCTGACGTTTGGCCTTAGCGGCAAATTCACGCCATTTGTTTATGCCGGTAACTCCCTCATTTGTTTCTGCATCTAACATTTTATAAACAGTACTATCGGGTTCCTCATCCCTATTCGCTGCCGCCACTACGCGCAGGCTGCCAGCATGCATCGGCACGATCTCGGCATGGACCGCATGGAAACCATAGCGCATCAATAGCAAATCCAACGTCGTCAGGCTGAAGTAAGACAGGTGCTCGTGGTACATGCTGTCCCATTGGCATTTTTCTAGCAGGCTACCAGCATACATCATTTCAAGGCACAGATACCCATCCTGTTTTAGCAATATTTTAGCGGCGTCAAGTATTTCGCCTGGTTTATTATTGTGGGGGAAGGCATTAGATCCAGTAACAATATCAGCATTGCCGTGTTTGCGCACGATATCTTTTGCCATATCACAATTAAGATATCCTGTGACAGTGCGCAATCCCTTTCCCCTTGCGATGCCGGATATGTTCTCCGATATATCAACGCCAACAGCCTGGATGCCTAACTTGCTCAACGGTGATAACAGCACGCCGTCGTTCGACCCAAACTCTACAACCAGCCGAGGGTCAAATCTGTCTTTTATCCAAGTGGCGTAGTTAGCAAAATGTGTCACCAACTGCGAAACGGTGCTCGACGCGAACAGGTAATTCTTGAAGAGTACGTCAGGGGGGATAACGTCAAACGTCTGGACCAGGCCGCAATCGCGGCAAATATAAATCGATAATGGATATAGCTTCTCGTCGGGGAGCTCTTCCTGCGTTATGAATCCCCCTGCCAATGGTTGATCCCCGAAGTCTAGCAGCAGCTCGAAGTCATTTTTGTCACATGCGCGGCAGTTCATACGTAAATAATACACCTTTTGGCGCATTATTTTTCGCTATTCTCATCTAATTCTAATGTTTCTCGCTATTTCCCCTTGGATTTTATCCACAATGCGACGGCCTTTGTCGCTGCCGCCATGCCCCCCTTAATGTTGGTTGCCATGACCTGTTTTATGCGGCGCCACTTGTCAGCCAAATGCCCTAACTGCTGACGATTGCCCATAACATATTGCGAGTACGGCACGCGGTTAAACAACGTCTTGCGGTAGGGATCTGCGCTCGACCGCCAACCTTCTTTGAGCTTGCCTGAGCGGCGATACGGGATCCCCTTGCCAAATCCGTCAGTAGCAAAGTACGCCCGGCGCTGTTTATCGGATTGCCATTTGTAGGGATTGCCTGGTCCATGATGCACTCGCGCTGGATAATGTCTCAGCCCATGGTAATCGTCGCCTATCATGTATTTAGCCATTGCCGCAACGGCAGCCTTCATGCTCCCATGCGGTAACGCCTTCAGGAATGCGTTCACTTCTTCAGCCCCTCTGAGTTTAGCCGTGATCATGTATTCGCCAATATGGCCGCATCCATAATACGCCCTAATGCGCCTGGTGAACGGCGTTTATCTGTAACCTCAAGCGAGCAATCACACCTCCAACCCCCGCAGGCGAGAGCCTGGTTGGGTGCGTTCTGCGGATATACACCTGCCTCTTCCCATTCTTCCGCAAACGCGCAAATCCCATTTAGCGCGGCACAGGTTATACAATGTTCCTCGGTCGCTCCCAATGTCCACACCATGCGCGTCTTTCCCCCAAAGTACACCTTGGCCTGGTTGACAACGTCGGTATATCTCAGCACCCACATATCAATCCTGGGTACAAATCGCGATCTGAACTCTTCCAGCGTTCCAGCCTGCGCCGCCTCAATATCCGCTGCCAAATCCAGAACGTGATCATACTCCGAGTCTATGATAGCGGTCAGGTAATCTTTATCCTCCTCGGTCATGTCTTCCTTCGCAACGCCAACGCTGTCCGCACCCTGGTGCCACGCGCGCGTGAGTTGATTGGATATTGCCGCGGCAAACTGATCGATGAATATGCCAGGATCCCCGCCCCGGTACAATGCGAGGCTGTAATCCCACAACTGCCTGTCGTACTGGCCAATTGTTTTCAAGGCGCCAACTGTCAAATATTCTTTGACACTTGGCACCAGCGCAACGGCATCAATTATCGCTTGTTGAAAGTTGATCATCGCCAATGACCTCGATTGACTCTGCCAATATTTTAGACTCTTCCGATTCGGCAAGTTCGGCAGCGCGATTGATTGCATCAGCCAACGCCATAATGTCAGACCTGATTGGAGCCGGTGCGCTTACGGGCTCGTCAACGTTGAACGCCGCCTTGATGCCGTCCTCTGAATTGACGATGGACAACGCCTCTCGTATCGAAGAGGCCACATCGTCAGGTAACGTTCTCACTTCGAACGCGAACGTTAGAGGCTCTCCCTTGTGCAATCTGCGGAAGGCGAACTTTCGCCATAATTCCATCTCGTGCAACTGGTCTAGGTTTGGAATGAATTTAGCGGGTATATCATCTTCTGTATCGCTCGATTCGTCATCAGATGAGGATACTTCATCCTCAACATCAGAATCAATAACGGTCTCAGGATCTTCCTCCGGGTCCAAATCCACGTATTCCATTCCCGGAGGCAGCTCAATGCCAACTACCTGCGCCGCTACTGAAGGCCGCATACCTGCGCTGACGTAAGTTGAGTAGGCTCCGCTTCTTGCCACTTCATCTTCCTGACCCGGATCAGTCATCTCAGGTCGAGATTCCCAGCGCAGGCCCAACGGCTTGAACAACTGCTCTGTCATAGTTTCGTCCATGAAATCGCACCAGGGGCCAAGGCTGTTTTCATACCATCCCTTGTATTCAACCATGGCAGTCGCGTAATTATTGCTGTTGGCTAATAGCAGCGATAACGGCATACCGATTGACATGGCCACATCTGCAATCTTGCTATTCGTCAAGTTTTGGTCTTTCAGTGTGTCGACGCCCTCGCCGATGGTCTGGGCCTCAAGCCCGCCGCCAGCGTCTACGCCCTGGAATATCTTGCCCAGGTATTTATAGTACCCTCTAACGACCTTGTCCCAAATGCCCTCAAGGCGCTCGATGTTTTCTTTCGTTGTCATGCCCTTCAACACTAGCATGGTCGGCTTTATCCCGCCGCGTTTGAAAAACGACTCGACGAAATAATCGGCATAATACAATACTCCGGCAGCAGCCATCATCGCTCTGAACTCAGTCGCCTTAGCGGGCAGCATCTCGGTCGTATGATCCATGCGCCACATGTAGAAGATAGGGCATTTCAGGCCAACGGGATATTCGGTAGTCGCTGTGCCCAGCGTGCGCTTAAACGATTTCAATCCGTTGACGTCTACGATAGGCGTAATGGTCTGCGGCACAATATAACGTAAGTTTTTGCCCTTGCCCTTTACCTGTTCCATGAAACCGTATGCTGAATTGGTCATGGTCAACGACATGCGCCACAATCGTATCAGTTCAGTAGGATTTGGCATAAATCCAACCTTGTTTTGCCACGCGTCAGACGTATCATAATCACGTCCGGATTGTTTCACCAACGCGAACGGAATATGCGCCGTTGCTGATGCGGTCAGGTTAACTGCTCTGAATACTGCCGCAACGGTAGCGTAGAAGTCCTCTTTTTTCTCCGGTTCCTCACTGTAAAAATGCCAGGCCTCGTTAGGATATTGTGGGAGGTCGATACTCTTCACCCCATCGGTGAATATAAATTTATTCATAAGACCTCCCTAAAGGTTTGTGTGTTCATACCAACGGATAAATGTATTACACAGGTTCCCGGCTGATCCGCTAATTACCCGCAGTACATATTTTACGCCCTGACCTAATATTATTTCCCTTGATGCTGTTACTCTGGCTGGCGTTCTAGATTGTTGTGTGGCGGCTCCACTGGCAAATTCGAAAATGGGGATGCCGTTGCCGTAATCTGTTGACGGGTCTGAACTGCCAACCTTTGACCATATCTCCAGTGTCGGATCTGCGGAGCTATTGCGGTTGTTGTTGTATGCCGTTTCCTGCGTCCAGCCATCCGAGGACATATTGCTGACATCCTCGTATAGCGCGAAACTTGTGATAGCCACCCCGTCCACGTCAAAAGTCATGTGAGGCCATTTGATTGTGTTGGGTACGACCATCAAATAATCAACGGCGTCTGAACTGGCGGCGTTGATGGTTTGCGCGTCAGTAAAATAGAAATGGCTGCCTGCGTGTATTTCGTGATGCTCATACTCTAGTGTGGATAATACTCGCGTGCTTGCATCACCCATCATGTTTTCAATCGATAACGTGGCTGTGCCATCGCCCGCGATACCGATTGTTTTATTTCTTACCAATGCCGCGATTGCTGTTACCCCTTCTTGACCTGTGGAAACGTTTGCCATAGTATCCTCCTTAACTCATTAACCATAATCCGCCGCCGCTGTCGTCCTCATAGGCATAGCGCATGGCGTCTATCAAATGATTGTTTTTGTCCGACGGCTGCCTTATGGCATTTCCGTCCTTGTCCTGTCTCCAATGGTACGTGCTGATCTCATTTTTCGCCGCAACACAATTTTTCCCAATAACAATAGTCTGCTGCTGCAGCCATTGAATACCATAATTTATGCTGTCCTTGCCCTTGCGCGCAGGCTTCGCATTTATGCCAGCGTTGTTGAGCTCCTGAATAGACTTGGGCTCAGCGCTGTCGCATACAACATAATTAGACCCTATTCTTTTCTTGATTTCCTCGGCCAATATGTCATTCGTCAATCCCCTTTCGTAAAATTCGTCATAGATATAGATGGTCTTGGTCTTGTTGTCGTAGTGCGATACCCACAAGGCGGCAGGATCACTGCTAAAGCCGAAGTCAAGGCCGTGCCGGTGATTGACAAACTGGTCTTGCATTGCCGATAAGTCCTCAACGCGCCAATTAGTGAATATGACATTGCCTAAAATCCCCCAGTCGCCTCTGGTATATACGGCGTAATAATAGCTATCCTTCTCCCCCTCTAATCGTTTGGTGTCTTGTTTTGTCAAAAAACGATTATCAAGGTATGTTGTCTTGAGGATAACCATGTCCTCGTCGCGATAATCTTTTTGATTGTCCGCCCAGGCCAACTTGCTGAAATACTCCTGGTAAATCCAATGGGACTGCACTACCGGATTAAATGACAATGTTAATCGCTTTGCTATCTTTTCGCTTCCACCTCGGAGACGCTTCTCTAACTGCTTGAAGGACGCCGGCTCAATCTCGGTCGATTCTTCCACCCAAATGTCAGTGATCACGCCATGCGCCGGGGTTATAGATTTCAGTTTCTCAACGTCATCCAACCCGCTGAATATGCACTGGTATCCATTGTGGCAGGTGATCGTTCCGTCCGTTTTATTTATGGTAAATAGCCGCGCCATACCCCACGTGTCAATGACCTTGTTGATTTCCTGCGCAACTGATCCGCGAATTGTCCGGCCTACCTGGCGGCACACAAGGTAGTTGCGTCCTGCCTGCAGCAAATCAAAGACACAGCGCTGCGCGAGGAATACTGACTTGCCCGAGGATGCGCCGCCAAAGTATATTTGCAATGGCGTCACATCCTCCAGGTATGGCAGGTACGCCTTATTAAATACCTCGTCATGTATCTCGACTTCAGCCATCTGTCACCAGTTTGACAACAATCTTCTCTCCCCCACTTGTCATGTCTAACTTATCAGAATATCCCCTAGACGGATCACCCTTCAACGTCAAGCTTATCGCCCAGGCCTCCCCGTTGTCTATCATGTCGTCAAGTCTGCGTTCTGCCCGGTCGCGACGCTTCTCTTTGGATTGCCGGATAATGTCCAGGCACACCGGATCAGCATCAATAAACTTTCTGATCGTGTTATAGGAAACGTTTAAATCGTCAGCGGATAACGCAATCAGACCCCGATTGTCTTTAAGGACTTGTCTAACTTTCTTTGCACTGGTTAGTTTTTTAGGGGCCATAAGGTTTCAATATCTCACTACCACTTATCCTGTTTATCCGCTTTAATGGCCACTGCCGCCACCTCAAGAACGACGCCCGGCTTCCTCGCATCTATCAACTGGATGATCGTCTCCGGCTTTATCGGCCCAATGTCCAAGGTTAGCCTGAGTCCCCCATCAATCATGGTCTGAATCTTTGCCACAGTCGCAGAGAATCTAATCGCTACCGCGTCGTCGTCGGTCAAGTTACTTTATTCTCCACAGCGGCGTACGCTTTAGCCTGCTCAACGTCTGCGGCCGCTTTGATACCCTCAATGTTCTGAGCTGTGATCGAACCAACAACTAAAAGTATGATAGGCTGAAGCGATCCGATAAGAAATAATATATCCTTACTGGTTTCCGGTGATGTATATTTTCCGGTGAAGTAGGCCACTAGGGAAACGATTACGTCTATGAGCATGATCCAAAATTTCCTTGATTGTAATAGCATTTAGTCCTCCTTGATTTAACTCATTATACGTCATAATTGGGATATTACAATCAGTATGGTAGATATTGCGTTTTCGTTATATAAATCGCTCCTGATAGTCGAAAATCACGCGCGTTGAACGTGTTTAATAGTGGCCTGCACGGAGCTTATCGGAATATCCGAATAGTTGACTATATAACTAACATGTGTTACTATATTACAAATTATCAGAGGAGAATAATATGTCAAGAACTGGGTATGAACGAAATAAAAAATATCTTTTTATGAAAAAGCACGGCGTATCTTCGGACGAATACGAGGAGACGTTTTATCCTGAAGGGAGCAGATCCAGGGTATACAACAAGGGCAACCCCATGACGCCCCTCGAAAGAAACAGAAAATACAGATATGGGGTTGATCCACAAATTTTCGAAGATATGGTAAATAATCAAAACGGCAAATGCCTGATATGCGGTTGCGAAAAATGGCAAGATTTGGAAGTTGACCACAATCATTCTACTGGAAATGTAAGGGGTCTTTTGTGCCAAAGCTGTAATTTAAGGCTAGCTATTTTTGATCGAGAGTATGCAAGGGCATTTATCGATTATCTAAATAATTATAATAGCTAATATGACATTCTGCGCCATAATTAAGCGTAATGTCACTATACCGGCGCACCTAAACGGCGTATATTTAATGAGACAGACAAATTATCAAAAGGATATTGAAATGAAATTATCGGCGGAGCAATTGGAAATAATCGCAAAAGCGTCTGGATTTGAGGTTGTAACTATCCAACAAATGGATAACAACCTTATGTGCCATCCAGACGACAATAATTTTGACGCCGTTATGGCGCAAGCCATGGCAGATAGAATGCTTTGGACGCCAGAGGCAATCACACCTGAGGCAACTCAGGATTTTGAGTATAAACACAGCAGGCGGGGGAGAATATACCATGAGCGCTAAATTCATGTTATACGCACAGAAATGCCAACACCCAGCTGATCGGCTGGCCTTCGACGTTACGGGCAGTATCAGGTTTATCGCCGGTGACGTGATAGATGACCAGGCCGACCACGTCTACTGCCGGGCCTGCGGTCGGGACGTGACGCGCTGGTACGAGCGACGCGAACAGGCAGCCGCTGACATGCGACCGGTGGTGGCGATATGAATGCGTGGGATATGATGAAGGAGCAAACAGAAGTGAACCTGATCAAGAGTGTCGCGTGCGCGACCCCGGCAATAATCGCCGCAGAGGCCGCTACCGCTGCAGTATGGAAAATGTACTGGCAGTCGATCAGGGGGAAGAGGGTCGACGAGGAAACAAAGCACGCTGAGGCGCGCCGTATTGGCGACGAGGCGATGCTGTGCGAATCAACCTGCCGCAGGATGTGGCAGGAACTATGGGATAAGGAGCATTGTAATGGATAAGAGCATGACAATTTCGGATATGTCGACAGCGGCGACAGCAATGGCCAAATCAGGGTTTTTCACCGATACCCATGATGCAGCTCAGGCCCTTGTAAAAATTATGGCTGGATCAGAGATGGGATTCGGCCCGTTCGCAAGCATGACGGGCGTCTATATTATCCAGGGGAAGCCCTCGGTCGGCGCGAACCTGATGGCGGCTGCCGTCAAGGGCGGCGGGAAATACGATTACAAGGTAAACGCAATGAGCGACAAGGAATGCTCGATTACATTCCTTCAGAATGGAAAAGATATTGGCACCTCAACCTTCAACCTGGAGGACGCGAAGAAGGCAGGCACCAAGAACCTGGACAAGTTCCCACGCAATATGTTATTTGCCAGGGCAATGTCCAACGGTGTGAGATGGTTTACCCCTGATATTTTTATGGGAGCGGCAGTTTACACACCGGAGGAATTGGGCGCCGACGTCAATCAGGACGGCGACATTATCGACTTGCCCGCCTTGCCCGCGCCAGCTGTCACCCAGGCCCTCGATGAGGCTATCGACCTGGGCGGCGAAGTCGCTGACACCAGCAGCACCAATACCGGCACAGGGATGCCTATTGACATGGCCGTAACGGTGACCAACAGCGAGGGCACGCTGTACAACGACCTGCCAACCGACAAACTGGCGCTGATGATCAACGCCATGGTAAAGAAAAACAAGACCGACAAAGATGATGTTCAGGTTGCGAGCCGCAACTACAAGATCGCCGCTGCCAGGGCGATCATCGCATCAAGAGCAACTAAATGAGCGCAATTCGATTGCTCAACGAGTTAGCTGAGTTCCAGTCAGCGCAGGCGCTCCTCGGTATCCAGAAGCAGGAACAGATCGACCTGATATTGACACCGGAGATCCGAGCCGAGATTGCTGATATCGATTACGAGTTCCAGATGAAAGGCGAGGCCGTTGCGCAGAATATCCTATTTTGGGAACAGAAGGTCAAGGATGAGGTGCTGAAAGAAGGTGCCACTGTCAGAGGCGCTAATCTCATGGCCGTATGGTCCAAGCCACGAGTGTCATGGGACGGCAAACTGCTCGAGGGCATGATGGCTGTGATACCGCAGCTAAAGTCGGCCAGGTCAGAGGGATTACCCTCAGTAAGTATTCGTAAGATTTAACTACATACCCCGCCAGTCGGGATTATAGGCTGGCAGGAATAATAAAATGACAAACGACGAATTGAAAGTTGTGATTGAAAAACACCTTTTGTGGTTGCAGAATAATCCAGAAGGTAGCCGCGCCTTCGCGATGGGTGCCAACCTGAGGGAGGCCGACCTGACGAATGCCTACCTGAGGGGTGCCAACCTGAGGGAGGCCGACCTGAGGGAGGCCGACCTGGAAAGGGCCGACCTGAGGAATGCCGACCTGAGGGGTGCCGACCTGGAAAGGGCCGACCTGGAAAGGGCCGACCTGAGGGGTGCCGACCTGAGGGGTGCCAAAAATATACCAGCCATCGTTATTGGCACGACAACGATAGCAACAGACGAGACCAAAACAGGGTGGAAAAAACTGTCAAAAAATCTCGTCTGTAAAATCAGCATTCCTCCAGAAGCAAAACGGTCAAATGCAACGGGGCGCAAATGCCGCTGTGAGTTTGCCGATGTTATCGAGATTTGGGACGGTGATAAACCGGTCGCGCAGGGTTTTTCAAACCACAACGATAATTTTATTTATGAGGTTGGAAAACGAGTTACCTGTGACGAGTGGAACGATGATCGGTGGGAAGAGTGCGGCGGCGGTATCCATTTCTTCCTCACACGCATTGAAGCGGAGAATTACTAATGGAAATTATAAAAGTTGACAACGTGTTCCAACTTCCCCGCGACGTCAAGTTCTATGTTGTCAGCCACGCGAACGAGGACAGCGCAGCAAAAATGTTCAGGCACAAGTTTGACAAGGAGCCTGGGCGGGTGTGGAATTACCAGCATTATTGGTACTTTGAGGTGCCGGCGTGATAAACCTAATCGCAGACGAAAAAGTATTACCGATTGAACATCGCGCGGTGTGGCTGTGTCACCAATTAGGCATCCGTCACCAATCGCACAGTTATCGCGACTATGAACGCGCTAAAAGTTACCTTACAAGTTGGAACCTTGAGCCTGACGATTATGATATTGCGCTGAAAGTGATTGTTGATTATGTGCAGATATGATGTTATAATATAGGTAGTTCAGTGATCGAGGCAGTTTTTAATTTGCCCACAACACCCCGTCAATTTGCATAGAACTGCCGATCGCTGAACACGTAAGGCAAAATGCAAGTTGGCGGGGTTTTGTTTTACCAGGAGGACGGATGCCAAAAGACAATAATATCGGCCACAGTACTTGCACGGTGAACAAACAAGCTGGGTTCAAGTGCGTAATTGATACCCAAATTTCAATTGTTAAGTCAGTTATAACGAAGCATAAGTGGGCACCCCAAATATTTTATTATATTGATCTGTATGCCGGCGACGGCAGCAATGTCATGGAGGGTTGTCCGGGATCCCCTGTAATATTCTTACAAGAGATACAAGATAAAATGAAATATTCTGCGTCATTTATTGAGATAGAACCAGGCAACACAATATACCTGAAAGCGGCGGTACAGTTTGCCAATTCTCATACCGTTTATACCGGAGACAATGCGATAATATTGCCACAAATAATAAAAAGTATTCCTAGGTATTCATATGGTCTAATTTATGCAGACCCAAACGGTATTCCAAATTTTGATATGCTGTCTAACGCATCAAAACATTTGCCTAAAATGGACATATTAATACGCTGTCCCGCTACGGCTATTAAGCGCAACGGAAACTCGTTACAAGACTTTATTCATAGAATTGATAAAAGCAATTGGCTCGTGCAAAGACCAGAAGGCAAATGGCAATGGACTTTTTTATTTGCGACTAATTATACAGAATATCCAACATGGAAAAAGCTGAATATGTATAACCTACAATCTAACGAAGGAAAAGAAATATTCAGAACAATTGCGTACACAGAAAAGGAACGCACAAACATGGATCAACCGAATTTATTTGTGTCTTCGCTAAAAGAAATCGCTATTGAAAGGAGCAATGGCATATGCGAGAAGTGCGGAACAGAAAAAGTGTCCGAGTGCCACCACTTATCTTATTATCCAGAGAAGGTAATCGCAATTTGTCATGAATGTCATTGTGTTTTACATGGAGTTGAGAATTGAAAATACAAATTAATAACATAACGATGGATCCACAAGCGCAGCCCAGAACCGTTCTTGATTCAAACATCATTCAAGAATATGCGAATGACATGGTAGCCAATGCGGTGTTCCCACCTGTGATAGTGTTCCGCGAAAACAACGCATATTACCTGGCCGATGGGTGGCACAGAGTAAATGCCGCTAAAGTTGCAAAGAGGCAAGAGATTGACGCTGATGTTCGCAATGGCGGGCTAAGAGACGCAATCCTGTATTCTCTTGGAGCGAACAATGACCATGGAATGAGACGCTCTAATTATGACAAAAGACGATCCGTTGAGAGGGCGCTGAATGATCCAGAATGGAATAAATGGAGTGACAGCGAGATTGCCAGAAGGTGCAAGGTGAGCAATCATTTAGTAGATGAATTGCGCAACAATGTATCTTGGAATTCTCCAAGATACGAATCTGAACCAAAACTAGTTGAGCGCAACGGAACAGTCTACGAGATGCAAACGGCGAATATTGGGAAGCCAGAAAAGAAAATAGAGTATCCTCCTCGCGAGTCTACTTCACAATTCAACCGCACTAATGACAATATAGAATGGGCAAACTGGTCATGGAATCCGGTAACCGGATGCAATTATGGGTGTACTTATTGCTACGCCCGGGACATTGCAAATAGGTTCAATCCTAACGGGTTTGATCCAACGTTCAACGAAGACAGACTATCCGCACCAAAGAACACCAATCCAGATCCGCACTCACCTGGAGGCAATAAAGTGTTTGTTTGCAGTATGGCAGACCTGTTTGGCGAATGGGTTCCTAATGAGTGGATTAGTAAAGTTATGAAAGTCGTTGAATCTAATCCGCAATGGATATTTATATTCCTGACGAAGAACCCGCGTAGATTAACAAGCATTCAGTTTCCTAATAACGCATGGGTGGGCGCATCAGTTGATAGGCAGGTGAGGGTAACTCCTACTGAAGACGCGATGCGTCAAGTGAGTGCCAGCGTCCGGTTTGTTTCCTGTGAACCAATGTTAGAACAAATAACGTTTAGCGATTATTCAATTCTTGATTGGGTTATTATTGGCGCGCAAAGCAAGAGTACACAAGAACCGGAGAAGCAGCCAGAATATAAATGGGTCAAGAGTTTGACGGACGCAGCCCATGATGGAGGGTGTAAGGTCTATTGGAAACCTAATTGCCGGCCTTTGCGAGAATATCCAATTGCATTATAATGTCCCTACAAATTGGTGGATTTGTATTATCATATAAACATCCCCTTAGGCGTGCCACCACACGCTTAAGGGGTGTTTTATTACCGGAGGCAAAATGTATGTTATAATGATTATGCTGATAGTGAGATCGGCCTGACAAATCGAATTTCCCCTTTCGGTGCTCACTCACTGGAAGGGGAGTTCTAATTAACGGAGGTAAGTATGAGTATTAAACTTATGTCGTGGGTGTGGGAAAACGGAGACCAAAAGGGATCTGAATTATTATTGCTCCTTGCACTGGCGGACAGCGCAAATGATACGGGGCATTGTTGGCCAAGTATTGATACACTGTCAAGAAAAACTAGATTAGGAAAACGATACATCATCAACCTATTAGAAAAACTTGAGTGTTCAGGTAATATAACCAGAGAAAAACGGTGGGATAAACGCGGTGATCCAACAAGTAACATGTACCAGGTATTAACGCCATATATGGGGGTAGTGAACCCCAGTGCACTACCTGTGGCGGAGGGGGTAGTGAACCCTGGTTCACTACCTAGTGAACCCCAGTGCACTACCCTAGTGAACCCCAGTGCACCATATCCATCAATTAACCATCAGTTAACCGAAGATAATAATAATAAGGAAAATCCTGAATTTGAGAAAATGATTGACCTTGTTGAAACTATGATAGGGTATCCATCAACATCTAAGGATATGATAGCAATTGATGAATTTGTGAAATTAGGCGTTATCAAGGATGACATAATCGCTGCGTTATCTTTTTACAAGGATAATCAAAAAGCAGCATACGGAGCATCTCAAATATTGAAGTCGGTTAAATTCAATGTTGCTAAACGAACACAAACTAATTATTACAAGCCAAAACGCGAAACAATCTACCCGGAGTTAAAGATATTATGACAGACCTAATTCAGACAACGATGGTCCACAAGCGCGCGGTAGAAAAGTTATTCTGCGCGTGCTTATTCATCCAGGCTCCTGAAACCGTGATACACGATTGCGGTTGGCTGCGACCTGAGCAATTCCACGATGAACATTACCGGCAGTTCTGGCAACTTGTTATTGACGGCAAGCAGCCAACCGAGGCGGCGATTACGGCGGAAGTTTACAGTGAATTGATAGATGCCCAGGCGCAAATAATAAGCAGTATGGAATATACCTCATACGCTAACCAGATAGCTGAGGATGATAGGTACATGAATTACGCAATCAAACTGCCCAACCTGGCGCGCGCTGTTATGGACCGTGACAATGTGCTGCTGACAAAAACAATGGCCGAGTTGAACGAGCGCACCACCGGGCACAATACTGCGCTAAATGCGGCCGAGATAGGATTGGAATTTTATGACTCAATTTGGAACGGCAAGATTGACACCATTTATACCGGAATAAGCGACTTTGACATGCGGACCGGTGGATTAGAACGGGGCACAATGACACTGGTGGCCGCCCGCCCTGGTATGGGTAAATCCGCGATCCTGGCCAACATTGCGGAACACAATGCGCGAAACGGCAGGAAGGTGTTGGTCATCAGCCTGGAAATGTCACGGCGTCAGCTATGGGCGCGTATTTGCTGCGGGTATGCTGGCCTCACCTGGCAGAAGGTGCGGAAAGGAGAGCTCAATCCGCTAGAGATGCAGCGCCTGGAGAAAGAGAATGTCCGGTTAATTGATGCGTTGGATAACAAGTTGATCGTTGACGATAACAGCCGGCAGACCATGGATGATGTGTGGAAAATGACAGCGCAGACGAAGGCCGACATTGTGATTATTGATCACTTATCGCTGCTATCCGATAAAGGCGATAACGAAATAAGGCGATTAGGCGCCATCAGTTGGGGCGGAAAACAGATTGCGAAAGAATTTAACTGTTGCGTTATGTTTGCGCAGCAGTTGAATAGAGGAGTTGAGCATCGCGGCGACAACAAACGACCGACGCTATCAGATCTGAGGGATAGCGGAGAGTTAGAACAGAACGCTGACCAGGTAGTATTTTTATATCGCGAGGATTATTACAACGGGAACGCGCTGACCATATCGCCAACGGAATTGTTGATTGCGAAATATAGGGATGGGCAAGTCGGGAGCGTGAAAGTAATGTTTAATCAACCGCAACAACGATTTTATTGCGTGGAGGCGAAATGAGCGAATACCCGCTAACGGAAAAGTGGAAACAACGTGCGCTGGATGCCGAGAAGCGCATCGCAGAACTTGAAGCCAGTTATGCCGAGTGCATGAGGCAGTACGACCATCAGCAAGAACGCGCTTGCAATGCCGAACGGCGCCTTGAGACTTACAAGCTTGCCACCAAAACGATGCTGGCACATATTTGGAGTTGGGAGCGATGAGACCAGTAATCTCGGTGTCAGTTGATGAGCGAGGAAATAGAAAAGGAGGTGGAGTGATGAGCGACAACGATGTACATGTCTATCCTGTCAACGAGCTCAAGGAACATAACCTTACAGGGACAGACTGCCCATGCGAGCCTACCATTGAGGTTGTTGGTGCCAATCTAGTTATTATCCATAACGCATGGGACCACAGGGAAATTATCGAGCAGGCAATTGATGCGATGAATGAGGAGGTGGAGTGATGCTGTATGTGCATGTGTTGGTCGATACTTGTGGCACGGGTGGAGCGTATGCTTATTATGCGATTCAAGAGGATTGCGAACTGGAGGCGATGAGACCACCAGTAACATCGGTGCAAGTTGACGAGCGAGGAAACATTATCAAGGAGGTGGAGTGATGGCAAAAAAGAAGATGCCAAAAATAATTTACCTGCAAGGCGATATTGATTGTGGAGAAGGCGAGGTCTCATGGTGTTCGGACAAAATAGAGGATGACGATACCGAATACATCCAAATGACAGAGTACAAGAAGCTGGAAAAGCGCATCGCAGAGCTTGAAGCAGCTAACCGCTGGATACCTGTCAGCGAGAGGTTGCCGGATGAACAAATATGGGTAAATGCAACAAATGGCATTGTTACATTTCCTTCAATATTTGGATATGGTGAATGGATGTCATCAGGTGGCTGGATAAATGACGTCACCCATTGGCGACCCCTGCCGCAACCGCCGGAGTTGGTGTGATGAAACAACCACCTGAAATACTGTATCTGCAATGGGATAAACTCGGTGACGGCGCAGACACATCATGGACAGATGTTATACAGGATGATGATGACATAATCTATATCCGTAAACTCATTAGCGATATTAGCGTGGTGAAATTAGAACAGGATGTAATGATGCGTGATAGAGCAATAACCAGACAGAGGGAAGAGATTACTACTCTTAAGTTGGAAATATGCAAACTACTTAATTGCAATAAGCGCATCGCAGAGCTTGAAACAGCATTGCAGTACGAGCGCAATTTTCCAAGCCACGGAGTTGAACGGCGGAGAATTGTCTGAACCGAAGGAGGTGGAGTGATGAAGTCCACAGGCTGGTTCCGGCAGCGCAACGAAACAATCGTCACCATGCGCCGCGCAGGCGTGCCAGTGAAGGTGATAGCGGAGCGATACGGATTATCGTTGTGGCGAGTATATACAATTGCGAAGGAGTACAATGCGAAACCACGATGACGGCTATTATGAAAGAACCTGTTGCTATAAGTTGTATTGCGTGGTATAATGTAAGTGTTCAAGAAGTTCGGGTGGTTTTTTTATTCGCCAATAAGAGTCCGTTGTTCTGCTAACCTCCCACTTCTTGAACAAAGTTGGCGAAGGCAGGACAACGGACTTTTGTTATAGCGATAAGGAGTAGTCCAATGTATCAAATAGACTGCACGATAAAAGGCGTAGCACCACTTATGCAACACAGATTTCCGTTACCCGATTTAGCAACGATGTCGAAGGGTAACAAAAAGTCTACCGGAGCGAAGGATTACAGCCAGGAATGGCGCGACTATCTTTATACAACGGCATCCGGTCAGGTATATCAACCTTCAAGTCACATTGAAGGCGCGATGGTGAAGTCTGCTGTTTCCTTCAAGGTCACCGGAAAGCGCGGAAAGTCATACAAAGATTTGTTTTCTGCAAACGTGTTTATTGATCCGGTTGAGATATTACACGGCGTTGAAGTTCCAGAAGAACTTGATGCGGATGCCGATAAGAAGTTGTATCTTGATTTACGTCCAGTTGTTGTAATGAGAGCGCGCGTTGTCCGTGTTCGCCCAACATTCAAGCCTGGATGGGAATTATCGTTCCTAATTAACGTCATTGACGATGAGGTAAACTTCGAGACGGTGAACGATGTTCTAACGCTTGCGGGTAAGGCTGTCGGCATTGGCGATTACCGACCGAAGTTTGGCAGGTTCATGGTCACCAAGTTTGAATTGGTGAAATAATTTGTGGCAAGGGTTCGGAATGGCACGGCTGGGTTATGCCAGGCAAGGTTTGTTTAGGCAAGGTTTGTTTAGGCAAGGTTCTGTTTTTATGGTAATGGTGTGGGCATGTCAGGTGAGGTGACGGCGTTGATGGGAGGGGCAAGGCGCGGCAAGGCAAGGCAAGGCGCGGCGAGGCAAGGCAAGGCAAGGGAACGGCTTTGAGGAATAGGCGTGGTGTGGCGGTCTGGAGCAAGGTAATGTTTGGCGTGTTTGGCGTGGCTGGTTCCGGTACGGCGAGGTAAGGCATGGATACTTTTGAAATAAACGGAAAACTTTATCCTTGGTACAGCAGAATGCCAATTCGCGAATGGCGCGAGATAAGGCAATACGTTTATGTGAGAGACGAGGGCATTTGTGGCTACTGCTTCGATGTTGTGGAACTGCACAAGTGCCACATCCATCATGCACTTGAACTATCAGAAGGTGGTACCAATCATCCTTCTAATTTGAAAGTTTTATGTGTGGATTGCCACAAGGCAAGGCATCCATTTATGATGACTGCAAGAGATAAGTTGAGGCAATTATGACCTACGGCATATCATTTAGCGTTGAAGGAACGCCAATATCAAAGCAGTCGTTTATCTATGACGGTAACGGCCACGGCCACACAGACCCCGCAGTCAAGGCGTGGCAGGAAGTCGTTGCCTGGGAATGTGCCGAAGCGATGCGGCTGGCTAATTACGAGATGATCACCGAGCATGTCGACATGGATATTTTGTTCATACTGCCGGATAAACGGAAAAAGGATCTAGACAATCTCAGCAAGGCGGTTTTAGATTCTTGTAATGGTATCCTGTACAAGGATGACTCGCAGGTGCACAAATTGACGTTGAGCAAAACTTATACGGGAATTCCCGGCGCTTATATTGCGGCGCGACCTCTGACTTACGTTTAAGTTTTGCGCGCTCCTGTTGTATCCGCTGAACATCCTTCAATCCTGCGCCATCAACGGGATATTTATATCGTTTATTGCGTTTCCGGTCTCTCCTGATCCACTTGTCAATTTTCATACTACCAGGTTATTTATTTTTTTCTCTCAGATACTTGACTTCTTCCTCGAGTTAGGATTTTCTATCCGTACTTCTCTGTTTCTTAGGGTAGGATACTGCTAACTTTGCTAATAGTATACTAATTCTATTAGCGTACCCATTTACTTTAGAATAATCTTCTTCAGAAATCTTATGGGGCTTAGCGTAAGTTAGTGATAGCGCCGCAATTAATCTTTCTTTCTCGTTTAGTATTCTGATGTAGTACCCATGGTGTACTTTTTCTCTGCGATAAATGTTTGCTATACTGGCATACTTTCCCTCTAATGTGACATATAGTATGGGAGTCTTTTGTAGGGCTTGCAGGGCATCGGAGAATATACTTATAGGGATGTTGATATAGGGTGCACCTCTGGGTTCAAAGTCAGGAGCAGTAGCTTCATGTGTCACGCTCATCTTCATAAAGGGAACTCCTGCTGTACTGATTACTCCATTATGGAATTGCCAGAGAACTGCCCATTGTGCCCCAAATTCTTCTAAAATGTCTGTTATTGCTTGAGTAATCTCCATATCGTATATGACAGATTTTTCAAATTGCTCTGTCTCTAAATCTGTTGGAGAAGAGGCTCTATTAGACGAACCCTGCATAGACCTCACCCAGGGGATGAACCATACAACGATAATCATGACTAGCATGACTAGTGGCAATCCGTGCTGCTCAATTTCCAGTAATATAGCGTGTAAATCCATTATGCGCCCTCCTATGTGAATTTCCCGTTGATCCTGGACATCATTGCGATCAACGTGTCTAATTTAGCGTTTACTGCCGTGAAATCTGTGCCGCCCGGGACGACCGGCACTCCGGGATCTACTGGTGGAATAGGTGTAGCGGCGCTGAATCCTAATTCTGAATACAACGCTGCCTTCGTGCCCTGCATGTACAGCGATAGGATACGTTTGCCGATCAGCCGGTACAGCCAGAACCATGTCTTAGTGTTGTTGTAATCCATGATCGGTTTTGCGGACTCGACGGGCAATCCGTTCATATCCACAGGCACAAACGTTGTCGTACTAATGCCGTCCTGGCTAGCCACAAATCCGTACAGCGTGTCCTTGCCAGTCTGTGTTTTACCGAGCAGAGTAATCGGATTGCGGTTCAGGTACAAGAAACTCTGCATCTTGAACTCATTCCACAAGTCATCGAAAAACTTCTTGGCTGGTCTGGTAAGCCATACTGCATCGGATTGATTCTGTGGCATCGGGTCTGAACAGTCTATCATCAACCCATGAATAGCCCTCTTTGTTCCGCCAGACATTATCCAATTTCTGCACTCACTAAGGCAGACGTTCTGATCAGCTGGCCAACTGGCCTCGTTGAGCGAGCTGCCCAGCCAAATCTCTGGTCGAAACTGGTAGAACATGATCAGCGGGATCTTCGCTTCGTACGCCGACTGGACGTTGTTATGGAACTTGTCTCCCACTTTCGCAATCAGAAAATCATACGGTGCCAATTCGGTTGCGGTAATCTCGTCATCACCGTCTACCCAGATGCCTCTTGCTCTCGTGTTGTATGCCATAATTATCCTCCATCGTGCATATTTAATTCTGCTAATATACAGTTACAAACTGCTATCATAAGTTTTCCGTTACTACTCTCGGGATCGAATATTTTAGTTTCGTCTCTTGTCTCGTATCCGTAACGTGAAGCAAGTCTCTCGTACTGCTCGTGGAACATCTTTGCCAACTCTAGCGGTTTTATGGTCATCGCCTTGATCATTTTAGATATACCGTATCACCCTGTTTGGCGCACACCCAGAGATCTTTCGCAATCTCTACCCAGGCATCAGATCCACCAATGCCAATCGGCATGACAGTAGCCCGATTGGCAATCGTCGCTACTCTGGGATATCTGACACCAGGCCCTGACCGCACGTTCATTTCGCAGGTGGCAGTCAAGATAAATTCACCTTGTGGTGGTGGTGTGTCAGGTATCGGGATGTCACCATCGCAATATTTTGCAAACGCAATCTCGTCGCCATTGTATAAGTCCATGTCTATATCTAACGATTCAACTCCAAATTCTAAACCACGTCCCTTGCCCTCGGAGGTCTGCCAAAATGTCCAGTCAGTCCAAGGCGCAGGGATGGAGGGCTTATCTACGCCATAGTTCGCTATCCACAGGTCATAGTCTTTTGCCCACGATTTGTTGCCTTTGACATCATCACGCCACACGTAGTAGCCTGTATATATCATGGGCTTTACTCCAAGTTTAGCCTCAATTTGTAGGCAGGCATTTCGTAACTGGCTCGCATTGTGAACTGTCCCCTTATATTTCTCCACGTCCAGTACAGGTTTCATCTCGCCCTTATCTGATTTTAGGAGAGCGCAGAACCGTGCTGTCTGGTCATCAATGTCATACTGCGTGATGGGGTAGTAATATGCGCCACGAGCGAGGATACCTTTGCTATCTGACATGTATGTTATGTAATCAACGTCCTCACGGATGCCAAACTGCGCCCGGAAGAAGCAGTAATTGCTTCCCGCTTGCTTCATCTTGTGAAAATCTACATCGCCGTTAGTGCGGGGGTTGCTCCGTTGCCAAGAACTGCAATCATTTCCAAGTATCATTTCACCCCCTTTAACACCTCAGCCTCTGTCATCCCCAACTGAGACATACGGCAATTTGGGTCAACCTTATATTCATACTGATAACTCTCGGTCTTATCTGCCGATTCACTGGTCACAACTTTGTGGGTAGCATCCTCAATTCCGGATGCCAACGGCTCCGCTTCTCCAATAGGTGCTTCGACTGGTTTGCCATCAACGACCTCGGCTATCTTTCCAACGCTCAACCATTCCTTTTGTGTGCCCAATAATTCCTGATACGCCTTCTTCCCCTGCTCGGGGTAATGCTCCAGCACATACTCATAGTCTGCCTTGCTGTTTAAGTGTTTCGGGTAACCTCTCATGTCAATCTCCTGTTATACAGACTTTATTCTCCATTGCAAGCTCCACGCCCGCCAATACTCGTACCCGCATTCCAGCGATAGACATGCGCACCACGGCCCCGCGAACCGCAAATCGCGCCACCACCCCAATTACCGCCCGCAAGCAACTTCACATCAGCTGTTGCTCCCTGTAATAGTAGTTGTCCTTTACCACCAGTTTGATTAACCCATCCGAAAGAAGCTGTGGAGGCATACTGGAAACTCTGTTCATCCAGCCATTGCCACATAACTCCAGCCAGATCCTCGCAGCCGATGTTGCTGAGTATACGGACATGATTGGTGTCAATATGTCCCCCAGTCGTTCCAGGATCAGCGGAGTCGTGAATATTAACGCCCTCGGTTATTCCCTGTGCCACAACCTGAAATTCATAGTCTCTCAGCAATCTTTTGCCCACTGCCGCAGCGTCATCAACGAAGTCCATCCAGTTGCGGTTATCGCTGATTGTTCCGCCGTTGACGGATAGAGTAGATGTACCCGTACCACTCATCAGGTATATATCCACCCATATATTTGCTTTTGCGCTCCATACCATGCCCTCTGGTTTCTGGTTACGTGGTCGATGTTTCAAGTCCCAAACGCTGGCAGGCAGAATATCTCCGGCAACGTAATTATCTAGCGTATGCCCTACAATATGCCCAACGTCCACGCAGAGACAATGGAACCCGCCGATTTTGCGGGAGGTGGCAGCATTGTAGCCAGTTGGAGTTGTAGAGTTTACAGATAATTTGAGAGTAGGCGCCAATACATTATCATCACAGGCATATATATAGAAATCTTTGCCCGCCCGATTGGCTGCAGTGGTATAGTCTGTGCCAGCTACGGTATCCCAAGACGCGGCAGTGCCTAAAGCCAGGGTGGTTTGAGCTGCCAATATCCGCAGTTTGTCGTTGACATTGACCCACAGTTTGTTCGGGGTTGTGACGGTCGTCACGCTACCCGCCCAAACAATGTCACGTTCGTATTGAGCAGGGGCCGCGGGCATCCTGACATCCGTTGCGCTTCCGCTCGTGTTATTCGTCACATCTGCCCCGATAAAATTAAGATTTGGTTGAGACGCCATACTCGACCCGGAGGTCTGTATTACATGACCACCACCTACAGCCGGCGTCGAGAACACCCCTGTACCGTCTAAATATTCGGTAGCCGTGCCTGATAATAATGGCAATAATCCATTAGCCCCTGCGCTATCCTGGATATTCAACCCATCAGACGTGGAGTATAAATTCCACTTCCCCGCTGCCGGAGATGATGGCTCAGAAGCCTGTTCGCTGATTGTGATTATTCCTGCCATAGTTTCTCCTCCACAACTCCTAAAGTTGCTAATTCCTCACTCGTCAATCCTTCCTTACTAGCGGTCTTAGTCAGTATTGCTACCTGTGCCTGTAAAGCTAATATCAATTCCTTATCGCTTGGCGGTTCAGGGTCTGGTGTAGGGTCGTGGTTGGCGATTATCATGGCAACATCAGGACGTTTTGATATGTCGTTATTGTCATCGTCCCACACGACGCCATTTGAGTTGCACCCACAGGTTACAATTCCAGCGTTAATAAGGTCGTTTGTAAGTTTAGTTACGTTTATCATTATTACGCATCCATTAATATTCTAAAATTCATGCTGTACCAAAGTGATGACACGCTAGCAAATTCCCATAAACAATAGTCATTATATCCAAGCGTTTGCAACGCATTAATTGTTGCAAACATTCCACTAATATACGGTACGTAGCTTTCTATCGCCGGGAATCCAAAACTTGCACTGACGTTCCCTACGTGTACTTGAGCGTTTCCTCCGCTATTTATAATGGTTTTAAAGACCGCTGTATAATAATTATCTTCCAATCCAATAACCGCACTCACTCTATTATTCGTTAATGAGTTATTCCAAAGCCTTTGTCCCCCATTATAAGTGTGTCCTGTTGACTCAGCCGTAATTAATATTTTTTTCACTCTATTATAATAATTCCATACAAAACGGCGAAGGACACTATCTTCGCATTGTCCCTCCGCAAGCATCCTTATGGTGCCAATATACCTATAATTAGTTGCACCTGTTTTGCAATATACACCAGATACCGTAGTCAATGCAGTTGCCCTGGTTGTGTCATTAGTCCACTTAGTTGATGCCAATTCAACAACCGAATCAGTTGTAGGATATGCCCAAATGTCGAAATTATCTGATGATGTATAATCCGTTGTCGAATCGAGGTGGATATGCGGTTCGTTGCTGAGAGAATATGTTGTCCATGCTGTTATATCAGTAGAACCGTCGTGCAACCCTATCTCATCTCCCATGTAAGGAGTAAGATAAATTGTTGTCGCATCGGTTGTCGCATAATCTGATGTCGTTACGGGCGTTCCGGATAACAAGGTAAGTCGCCCATTCATAGCGTATCTACTGGCGGTATTAATAATAGGTAAATAGTCAGATGATGCCGCTAAAACAACCGTTGCGCCTGTGTCGTCAATGGAATATATTCCATCACTTGTAGCATATACGCCCCAGGTATTCGCCTCAGGTGTTGCAGGAACAGAACTTCGCTCCGATAATCTCAATGTCCCGTCGCTCATAAGATTACTATGCTCCCATTTAGTACTAAGTCACCGGATATGGTAAGCGGCCCGCCTACAACCGCAGTGGTACCAGCGTCAATTGTCAATGTTTTTCCGGATACAATTTCGTTAGAATGAACATTGAAATCCACCTCAATATCAGTCGCGGTATCGCTTGATGTATCATAAGCAATAATCCCTGCGCCTGTAAAATTGAGGTAAGTCTCGTTTGGCAAATCCGTGCTTTCGTCCTGGATGGTATGTCCCGCGCCAGTAATCGTTATCTTAGTAGCATCGTTCCCTGCGTCATCCGTAACCGTCGCACCTATGAAGTTCAAGTTTGAACGCTGCGTCATTGCTGCGCCTGCATCCTGGATGGTATGTCCTCCGCCAGAATCTGTTGACGATGTCGTTATACCGTCATAATCAGGATCATATAATGCGGCAATCATATCACCGCCAGTAACTTTCGTAATATTTACCGGCATTGCAAAGCGCGATTGATGCGGATCACCCATATAAAATAACGATAATGTTATATTTGTGGCGTTATCTGTTTTGGCATAAATCTTCAGTACAAGACGATCCGTTATTGATGTAACAAAATCAGTAGTAGATTCGGTTACCGCGAATAACGTCGCCGTAAGATTGTTTATTTCCCCGGTTGTAAAATAAAATTTTTCTGTTTCGACCCCTGCTAATGTTCTCTGATATATCCTGCCAACAAGTTCGCTTGCCCCTGCTGCCGCGTCTACTGCGCCATAAATATTGAATATAAAATTACCAGAAGGCATCTCCTCAATCCCCAAAGCTGGCGACACGAACGCCTTTACCAATACTTCTCCGTCACTCGACGCCACGGCTTGTGTAGATTCGACTTCAACGCTAGCCGTCATTGGAGGCTTTTGCAAATCAAGGTACGTTGCAATGCCTGATTTCGTTAGGCTTGTAAGGTATAGAATTTCACTATCTGGAGATACGTATGTCATATTAGATTACTATCCATGCAGCCCCAGTTGACATGATCGTAGCAGTTTCATATTGGGTCGTCAATGTTTTTGTAGTTGCGCCGTTGATTGTTTCGCTTGCATTGCCATCAATAATAACTGTCGTGGCCGCCGCATCCGCTTTGCGGATAATATATACTCGTCCGTTTGTTCCTGATACAGCAGGTAATGTTATTGTCCTATTTGCAGCTCCTGTTGTAACATCAACACAGTAATGCGCAGTCGTCAGCGTCAAATCTGCCGACGACGTTGTATAGGCGAAATTGATACCCGTCGAGAACGTATTGATTGCCGACCATGTGTTGGTATCGTTCAAGAGGCCTGCGTTTGATGGCGATACCTGCGCTAACCATTTTTCGTTGGTGTTGTCATAAATCAGGCAAACAACCTGCGCGTTATCCGAAAGGACAATATCTGCAGCGCCTGGGCAAATAATGTTACCGGTATTGTGTTTCAGCGTTATCGCGTATGTACTAACCGCCATTTTCAGGAATAGCACAAATCCGTCTGCCGTGTCCGTTGTGCCGATCGTGCTGGCCGTGATCGTGTCAAGGTCGTCTACTGCCGCAGTCTCTGACGTTATCGTGTGCCAGTTCTGCGTAACGGTAATGGCGCCAGACGATAATGTCAGCGCTGACTTAGCTGCAAAATGTAAATAGCCGGCACCGTCTAACGTTTTGGCAAGACGCGTTTTAACGTCGGTCGCAGTACCCGCGGGATCTGTGCCAAGTTCCGTCTCGATCGCTGTAATTTCAGCATACGGGGGATTGATGTCCGTGCTGGTCATTTCGGTCACACCGTCCGTGACTTCGCTGAATGATTTTATTGCTCCTGGATAGCTTGCGGTGAGTGGCATAACTGCCTCCTATAAAATACCTGTTGCGCACACATTTGACACGGTCATGTCATATAAATAAATCATTGACTCTGATGGTCCTGGCGGATATGGCAACGTCCAACCCCCCAGAATTATATTATTAATCCATGATAGATCGCCGCTACTATAGGCTTGATTAGAAAAATTAACAACAGATATTGGGTATCCCCACCCCCTATCATCGTAACAGGTTATTTGTTCATTTACCGGTACGGCGACATACTGAGTTCCTATAGGCCAATAACCGTCAGTATATACTGGGAACCAATGTAGTGTATCATTTGATGTCCCGAATATCCAGCATGACGCGTATGATACGGCATTAACTGGTGCCATTGTAACCGGAGGATACCAGCGCCATGACCTGTTAGGCGGCCCATTAAGATATAGTTTCCCTCCAGATTTATACGCATTCGCATCCTCCGGAAGTCCGTCTCCAGTTACCCATTGACTTATTGGAGGAGATATTGTATCTATGTATCCATCTGATGTTGACGTATAATCAGACGATTCGATTCCAGCAATACCACTCCATTCCGTTTTCGTTACCTTAAACCCAGCAACCTCAATAGCCGCAGGCGGCAAAAACCACGCGTACGCAGTATTCATGCCATTGGCAGCGACCGTTAGCGTCGAATTACATATATCTGCGCCGCCGGCGTCAATCGCGGTAACCTTCAAAAAGTTTGTTGTAAACGATGCGGTCCATGTTGGATTTCCGCCCGTGAACGAATCCATGTGTATCGCAAGGTATGATTTGTTTAGAGCGTTAGCAGGTCTCAGCGTGCAAGGATAATACATAATATGACTAAGATTTGTTGCGGTCAGGTGAACTGCGGGAGAGGCGACTGGTTTTATCCATGCGGGTACGGTCGCAAATGCGCCTACCGCCAAACATGCGTTCGTGGGATCCGGATGTATATCCGGGCTATCGGGTACATAGGGATCGCTCGGCGTATAGGGATCATACCAATACGGCGTGTCAGGAAACGGAACGTCAGGCAACGCGCCCGGGTCAAACGGATCTGGCGTTATGACCGTATTGTCATACAACACAGTTTGCAAATACAACGTCGTTACCACGCTCTGGCCGGTGTCGCTCAGCCATTTCTCGTCAATGCCGCCAACGGTGAATGTTGTCGAATCGCTGCTCTCGATACCTAAGTTGTGCGCTCCCAAAACGACCTTATCGTAAAGGTCAATAGGATGTTGAATTGACGGCCTCTCCTGTATCTGAATAATTGGATCCTTGTGAGGCACCTTCAAATGGTTTTTCAGCATAGTCGCGTATGCCGCGGCAAATGCTCTATCCTGCAGCCATGTGTTGTCAAGGACAAACGATCTCGGGCCATAGGTAGCTATTGACGTCGTATCGTCTGACGCCTTCACCTCCGGCGCCGATACAATGGCGTTTCCCACAAGGCGCAGAGCCAGAAGATACGCTGCTGCGCCGCTGCCATTTGTGACCGTCAGCGTGCATTCCGTTGCCGTTACTGACGTTTTGCCAACAGTAAAATTGCCTGACACGTCAGCACCGGCACCGTTTGACAATGTGTTTGCCGTCAACGTCTGTACAGTCAGGCTGTCTGCTGAAGAAAACTGAGCTCCAAATGTTTTGGACTCGCCGGTCGCGAATGTCTCCACCCCCGCCATTGTCCATATCGCAGACGCGGGGCGTTTCCCTTTCCTGTTGGCGATAACACGTATTTTGTTTCTGATCGTCTCCCATGGCTGTTTTATACGTATCTCGCGTAATAACGTTGACTGATCGATGCTGTGGCTGGTAGTCGTCGTATAACTGACAGGATAAAATGTCGCATTACCAAATCGGTCGATAAAGAACACGCCTAAGTTAGCCTCTGCTAACTCCTGAATAATGTCAAGCGCGGCGCCGTTCCCGGGTTCAAATACCTGTAATGGCTGCAGCGACGTTTGTATATTGCGAGCGTATGGCCAGTTGACAAATGACAATACCAGGTTGATAGCCTCGCTCGTTGTTTTAGCATAAATGACGCCGGAAGAATAATCAGCATCTGCCAGCCAGCGCATACCATCCTCGCATGTTATGGTAACTTCGTTGATTCCAGACGACGGCTGAATGTCTGTGATATGGCCTGTAAATCTGACGTGCGTTATCTTAGTCGCAACGTCATAAACGCTGATCTGCACCTTACGCCCAGGGAGGACATTCGGGTACAACGCGCTCGCCGTGTTATATGGATCGAATCTGCCAGACGAATTGTCCATGAGGATTGACGCCCGCCCTGGCCTCATCCGCTCAAATCCAGATCCAATGGTATTGATATAGTGCTCGCGCCCGCGCTTGATATCGATATTGCGGGTGTAATCGGACTCGTTTACTGCGCCTGTCCCGGCCCAATCAATATTGACTATCCATACAACATCGCCCGAAAATGGATCTGACGCTACGCCGGTACCGCCCCATAAAGTTCCGCCGTGCCAGCGCCACCCATCGCCCCACTTAGCCACTTATGCCCCCCTCATGGCGTTGAGTAGGATAGGCCTTAGCCTCGTCTCAAGTTCGAATCTATCTGCCAGGGAAAAGGTTGGTTGGTAATTTATTACCACAGTACCGCCGCTACCGCCTAATCTACTGTTTGGCGTTATCGTGCCGTTGCCTGAAGGCGTGAAAAGTTCTGGACCACGTTCACCAACGATATAAGAGGATGACCCAAAGACGGTGCCGCCCTTGGCATATAACCCCCCGCTGTTAGTTCCTAATGTTGGGCCAACGCCCTTTTTCTGTGTCAATCCCGGGAACATCAACGCCATAGGATTAGCTAACCGGAAAAATTCCAAAACTGCAGCGCCGCCGCCGAGTTTATTCAATGTTTGTACCATGGAGATTAGCATACTGAAAAATCTGTGAAACGCTACGAACATCGCTCCAACCGCGGTGACCATAATAAATATCGGCGCAACGGTAGCCCATAATGACCCTGCAAACGCTAACTGTGCCGTCGTCAACGACGGCAATAGATTCTTCAGCGAACTGAGACTTATCAGTAATCCGGCGACTCCTTGCAGCATTCCTGCATCTTGCAGCGCAATAGTCCCGAGTGTAACTTTTTGCAGCCACTGCGGCATCTCTTTGTACACCTGCAGCATTTTATCGGCTGCCTCAAACCGCATTCCTTGAACAGAGTCATTAAATTCATCCTGTGCCTGTTTCATCTCTAGGATGCGAGCGTACTTTTCATCGTCTACGATCATGCTCTGGGATATTGCGGCGCTCATCCCCATTATTTTCTCGCCGCCGAGTTCCATTATCTTGCCCATTTCCATTCCTGCGCGGCCAAAATTATCCATCAGGAATTGACTCCGCGCCAAGCCTGGCGCTAATCTGAGGAATTGGTCTGACAGTCTGGCCATACTCTCAACGTTTGGCGCAATCCCTTTGTCTGCCAATAGCCGCGCAGACATTTGCAGCGTGCTGAACTCAACAAATGCATCGTCGGCAAGTTGGATCATGCGTGACGTTTCTTCGTTGCTCATGCCCGTGAACACAGACAGCTTTTTTACCTGATCCCCGTAATCGATAAACTCGTCAGTCAGTTTGCTGACGCCATCAATCACATCTGACAGCACGTTAAATATTCCAGCAATCACCTTTTCGGCGCTGCTGGATGCCGTGATTACGATATCGATTTCGTTATCTGCCATTTTTTATCCTAATTTCCTGCGCCTTCTGGGTGTGGTATTTATACTCGCTCCAGCGCCGCAGCCATATTCTCCTTGACGTCAATCCTGTCTCTCCTGTTATCAACCAGGGCGGAGTGCCCCAATCCTCTGACGCCATTAGCACGTTCACCCATGAAGGCGGCTTAGCCCCGCTGGACGCTCCCGCCCAGGCAATCAGCTGCCGCCTTTCGTAGGGTTTACGGCGCCCATCTCTCTAATTCTTTTGGAGAACTGTTCAAATACATCCTTCATTTCAGACGTTTTCAACTTTCCAAGCGCACTCATGCCATCTTCTTTGCTCATTCCGTCCACAAACAGTGACATTATCTCGCGCGCCTTACGATAATTAGGTTTTTCGTCAATGGTATCAAACAGTTCCCATTGTTCCCATGTCAATTGGTCAAGTGCTTCTTCTGTTATGTTTAGGTTCATGGCATTGCGGCGACCTCATTTGCAATTACGAATGATGCGAATAAGGCAGACGTCGAGTTATACCTGGCGATAAAGTGCCCGGTAACAACGTCGTTCCCGTCCACCTCATCGATTTTCTCGAACGAATCCCACTTGCCGGCGAGATTGATATTCATCGTTTTGTAGGTGTAGGCAGATCCCGCAGTTGCAAGCGCTGACCCTTCACATTTTATTCGTAACAACCGCGCTGTTCCTGCGCGCCAATATGCCTTCTCGGCCGTCGCAGTTGCATTGTGCTCAAACGTAACATCAAGTTTTATTTCAGGCATGACCTGTTTGATAAACGAGAAATCTGTTCTGCCCGATGCGGTATGGACAGCCTGCCAACCATCCGTAACATTTACCGTTGCATTTAGAAGCGTGTCGCTTATCAGAGTTGTACCAATGGTATCGCTCGTCGCGTCCAGGTATAGTTTGGATTTGCTAAATAGCATTTCCTCAACGGTGGGGATGGTAACGCTGACAAAACCATCAGAATCGTTTGCCACTTCACGGCCAGACCAGTTGGCGGTTATTTTCCACGCCTCGCCCGCTGCGCCTGATAGAACGAAGTCGGTTACAAACGCAAAACTGAATTTTTCGACTTCGTTGTTATCGCCGCACTTAAAACTATATGTTTGCAAGTCTGTCGACGTGAACGTATCAGAGGACTGAATAGGCCAGGTATATGTTCTAATATATGCCGATCCCGTATCGGTCGTTGGCGTGGCGTTTCTGATTGCCGCGTCCATGATATGGGGCAGCTGCTCATACGTCGCCTCGATCTCATCCATGGACAATGCGGCCCCCAACTTCGGGAAATACTGCCTATCAGTGCCGCCGAAAATGCCGATATCCTCAGTCGGCCATACAGGCTCCCGCGCGTCCTGCAGCGTGCCGATGCCTCTCCAAACGCTGTAGTCGGTTGAGGGTGTACCCTGCGTAGATTCCCTACTGGTCTGGATCTGTCTTAATGCTTTGATTCCATTCGCCATCTGATGCCTCCTTGATCACCTGCACCCTGGCAGGTCGTTTCTCAATATAAATTCCCGATGCGAGCAATCGCTCCTTGCCAAACTTTTTCACTTCGGCGTCAGTTAAGTCTCTCGCCGGTATTCCCTTTATAAATCCATGTCCCGTGTATCTCATGCGACCTCCAATATTTCCATATTAACTAATTCTTTCGCAACTTTAGTATCAATCACGTTGCCGATATGCCTGGCGTATCGTTGGACTGTTGTCAGTTGTAAATATCCTGCGTTGTCTACCGCAATGTCAAACGGTTTCTCGTCGTGCATATATGATTCTGTTCTAACGCAAAACGGCACTATGCGCCCGGCGTAGGCCATAAATTGACAGTGATGCGCCACGCAGTAGGCAGTTATTCCGCTATAGGTCACTCGATTTTCCACGTCCTTCTCTGTATAATCCTTGTGCCATGGATACTCGCGCCCAATGCTGGTACAAAAGTCAAAGTCCTCTTCCTCTGATATAAACTTGCCAACTTCAAGTTTCCCGTTTTCTTTGGCCCATTTCTTTGTTGTTTCGCATCCCCATCTAGCCTGTGTTCTGACAGGATAGCATGAGCACTTCCCGACGTTCGGAAAGTTTTCTAACAACTCTAACGACGCGGTAAACCATCCTGGATAGAACAGGATGTCGTCATCGGAAAACGTTATGACCGCGTCTGTTCGCGCCATGCGCGCCAACGATGCCCTGGCAGACGACTTGCCAATGTTCGGAGACAGCACGAGCGTATCTGGTTTGTACTCTTCCCTCAGCCAATCGGTCAGCGCAGAGCATGATCCATTGTCAAATATCATTGTAGCTGCATCAGAAGGTGCGCCCGCTCGCATGGATAGTAGGCTTACCTTGACGACCTCCAGCCTGTTCTCGTGGTACCCTTCTTGATTAGGAAGGTGGGTGATCATCGTAATGACCCTGGTTGGCATGCCCGGATATGTTCTGTCGGTCAGTGGATTGCGCCCTATTCTCATATCGCCTCCCCCTGCCTTGCGGCTTCGCGCAGAACTTCTTCTGACTTCTCGCCGCCGGCCATGCGCGTGTAGTTATCAAGAGTCGCTATAAATAATTTATTTTCCTTCATTGCTCCGTCGTACATGCCAACTTTTACACTCTCCTGCACATACGCAATAACGATCTTGGTAAACTTCTCCATCCTAAAACGTCGCTTCTGCGTATTTCCGGTGTCCTGAACTTCCTTGAACGATCGCTGACATTCCTCTGCCATTCTTGTCGCCGTTATGATTGAACTATCACGCTGCTTTACGAACGATGAAACGGCATGCTCAAATTCCTGCCTTGAGAATAGGTAATCGTTGGTAGCCTTGATCTGCACGTCTGCCTTGTTCTTATAGCGCATTACTTCTTGCCTTGCGCCATCATGCAGACCAAACATTGCGCCTAATTCTACCTGGCGTTGTAATAGTTTTATAACTTCCTGCGGGTCTTTACCGGTGCGCGTGTACTCAGACATAATAACGTTTGCCGCATCGCGCGCGTCGTTATACGTTTTCATGGCAGACATTGCAGATACCTGCAACTCTGCAATTCGCTCGTCGAAATACGCGTATGGGAATTTAATATCACCTTCGTATCCATAAAGGGGAGACTTCAGCAAATTACCGTGGAAGTCTACCTCTACGCCTGCGCCCTCTGCAAATCCTATCCAATACGTTACCCCTGGGCGCTGATATTGGTACTCGGTATTAGTCTCCATCTCGGTGCCGTATATCTCAATTTTCTGATAACCCAGATGCACGCCCAGCGCTATTGAATACGCTGCCGACGACGTGATGTAGTTTCTTCCCATCTTGCATACCTCGTCAATGGGATATTTCGCAGACCTTGGCACGTCGTCGTATTGTTCCTGCATGTATATGATCGGCGTATTTCCTGACGCTAACCACTCATAATGGTTAGCGTCATTACGATTACCTGGATTGCGCCAGATAACGGGAAGGTGCAGCTGCATAACATAATCAGCGCGCTTTACCCAATCCTGTTTCATGGCCTCGTTGAACACAACGATATCGCAATCAGTGCGCGTCCAGTCGAACTCGTCTCGCGTGCGCGGGTGCGAACCCATGATAACCAGTATTTCTTTCATGGCGTCACCGTTGGGGTCAATATGCTGAACTTGATAGGCACGACGAACGTGACCATCTGGGTGATGATCGCATCCCATTCAGCTGGCTGGACCGTGAACGTCACAGGGTAAACGATGGTGGAGACCGAACTTGCCAAAGTAGGATCTCCTCCCAATCGTTGCACGAACTCAGGTATCAACGCATCAATGCGCTGATACGTCAATCGCAGTATCTGACGGTCGAAGTGGAAGTCGACGTTGATATTTGCGATAAACTTGGTATCCGTTGCGTTTACCTGCTGGCCTGTTCCGCTGCCAATATGTGCTATGGCCATTGGTAAAACGCCAGCGTCGTCTACTGGATAAGTTGGTGCGGCCTTAATGCCGTCGCATGCCGCCGCTAAAACCTGTAACCTTGCAATAGTTGTGTCTACTATGCCCATTTGAATATCCTCAAGATAATCTTGCCTATAACGAACCTGATTATGACATGGCGTAAATCCTCAGGCCGCGCTGGATCTGATACGTCCAAAACGCGTATGAGGTTTGATAGCATAACGCCGTCCTCCGGCAGTATTTTTACCTCCATTTTGCCGATCATATCATGTTGCCTATGCAGTAACCGCGTAATATTTCCTTGATGTCAGGATCCAACGACTGTGCGTAAATTAGCTGCCCGGTCTGGGCTGATGCTCCTGCATCCTGATAAAGTTGTTTAGCGCGTGCGAATAAACGAACAGCCTGTATCTTTGTTGCCATTTTGATATCGTCGGGCGGCAGCGCTGAATAGCCAAATTGACCAACTATCTTTAGCGCCTTCCTGAACGGGGCAAACACATTCTTGTTTCCATTCCAGTCTGCAATCAGTCTACAAATTGGCACGCCTAAGGCGGCATACTGATACGGCCATACGTAATAATCAGTGTCCAGTGTCCATGCCGTGTAATCTGCGGCCGCTGTGCCGCCGCTCTCGGACACCGCAACGCTTGTCAGGGTATGGCACTCGTCTATTTCCTGCGTAACCTCGCCCGAACCATCGAAATACCTTGTCTGGCTGTCAGTTGACGCGAAGTAATTAGGTTCCCGCCCAACTTCCTTGTCGATAAGGCGCGAGGCAGCGGTTATGAATGTTGCTAACGCTGTGTCGTACGTGGTATCGGTTGTGCTGGCGAGGGGGGAGTCTGGGATATCGCTCTTGATATCTGAACTACTGCAATAATCTGCCATAGTGTTTACAAATCCATCGGGGGGAGATTTTACCTCCCCCCTACTAGCCTACTTTAGGTGGTCGATGGGATCGCATTCCCTGGATAACGAGGTTCGAGCACGGCAATAACGCCAACGACGCCCGACGCCATCTCGGCGCTTGGAGCGAGCTCCAGCGTCAGGTACCTGCCGGGCGTTACTCCGGTCTTGTTGACCATCTTGGATGCGTCAACGTCAATGATTAGCAACGTGGCATCGCTAATGGCGGTAACAGCCACGCCGTCTGTAGTGCCTGCGGTAATTGCTCCCATCAGGTCGGTGTCAACTGCGGCGGATAGGCGGTACGCAAAATCAATGCACTCGCCGGTCGCCGAGGTATCAACACTTGAGCAAACTACGGTGACGGTCACGGTGTCTGTGCTGTCTGAGGTCATCTGCCCGAAGTTGAGCAGGAAGGTTGCCCAATGGTTTTCACCCATATCTACAGCCTCGGTATTAATCGAGGTAGTGGTGAACGCTACCGGGGCGAGTACTGGGAGGACTTTTAATCCTTCGGCATATCTAATTCCGTTCATGGTTTATATCCTCCTTTCGTTAGGATGAGGCCAGAAGGCCAACAAATGGGCTGAAATAGTCGCTGGATGCGTAGTACGAAGGCACCTTTGCGTTCCACGTTGACGCGCCGTCAACGCGATATACGAACCGGAATGCGGTTTCATCGGTGACGAATTGAACATGGATGGAACTTGCGGCCTGCACGCCACCCTTGCTGATGAGAGCATATTGCGATGGGGATGCGAGCAAGATATCGCCGCTGATTCCGAGCGAGGGATTGTACTCGGTCTCAATGACAGGGCGTCCAAATAGGAAGCCGTATGGCATTGCGCTGAAACCGCCAGGAGGTGTGTACACTGGCATCTGTCCAACAGACATGGTTTGCAACTGCGGGAAGATCATGGGATTGATGAACCAAACGTAATCGTTGGCTCCCAGGTAGCGATGCGCCCACATATTACTAACATCAGTCGCGTCAATTTCGTTCGCATCAACGCGAGCGAGTTCGTAGTACGCATTTGATTGCAGGATACCCTGGGGTTTTCCAACGCCATTTCCGTTGATGATCGCGGCCTCAACCTGGAAACG